CTCATTTCGAGGAGTCCTACCGGAGTGAACAATGACCGATTATCTTCTCCTGCTCGTCCTTATGCCCTTCATCACGAAACTTTCTGAGTTTCTGTGTCGGTCCGTAGGGGTTTGCAGCTGAGATGTTGATCTTGTTACACTCGTTTGGAGCATATATGAAGCATCTTTCCCTTTCTCTGCCTCTTAGCACTTGTGTGTGCATCGACTTCAGTGATCTCATCGATTACTTGAACGTCTGCACGCTATCTGTGGGTGACCGCAAGAATTTCCTAAAGGAACAGGATTATGCCTTTAAAAAGGTACAAAACTGTTTTTCTCGGATCCTTGATGTGCTACAGGTAACAGACCTCAATGGTCATATCGCAAGTGTGTCAGCTACCCGAGTTTTCCAACTCGGACTTGACGTACCGATCGCGGACTCCTTTCAAGGGGTCTACGAACATCACATGTGCGAGCTCACGCCCGCTGCACGTAATGCGGTTGAGAAGTTGGGCGAATTCTTCGTCGACGGTATCGCGTGGGCGAGAGCCCCGCGTATCTTCACATCGAAAAACGCCTACTTAGGAAGTGGAAACTTCTTTTATTCCAACCTGAACACCGGTTCCTCTCTCCTGTTTCTCGCAGCTGCGGGCAACGGAGGTGGACTCGGTGAGCTGTTGGTATGCTCGCCCGGTATCGACTCCTTCGAATGAGGGGTCTCACTATCTGGAGGAGTTTATGACGGTTGGTACTATTTCACATCCATGGGGGACCGCGGGTTACAACTCGCAGACCTCTAAGTATGTCTCAGACTTTCCTACGGGTCCTTGGACCCCTCTTGGTTTAGCCTGGAGCGGGATTTATGAAATTAAATCCTGGAATGGCGTTGATCGTGCAGTCCAAAAGACTTTGCACCCTTACACCCATACCTACTTCGTCTATAAAACTACTGACAAGGTAAAGTTCCATTCAAATATTAGCACTGGGCGTAAGTCCAAAGCCGTACGTAAACAAACGTTTAAGACCCGTAGGGTCAAGCGTCAGTTCCGTTACGGCGGTACGAAGCCTGTGTTAAAGAATGAATGGCACAATTACTCGATGTCACGCACCTTTCAGTATTACCCACGTTGTTATGAGGTGTTTTATCACCCATTCCAGCATCAGTACTACAAGGAGCACTCCTTCATTACCTTCTATCAGGAAGGCAGCTGGCTGCATCTCCAGGCCCCGCCTGTTTGGGATGCTAATGATGAAATCCAGCTTATCGGCAAACTGCGCGAACGTGTCAGAGGTCACGACTTCAACCCTTCGATCTTCTTCGCAGAAGGTCTTGAGGCTGTTGACATGATCTCTCATACTGCTTCGCGCTTGGCTGCGTCTTTAATTTCTCTTAGGAGAAACATTGCAAGACTTCCCGTCTCGCGTGTTGACGCGCTACTGTCTGGTCAGAAGTCCAGATCTGGTGATCATCTTCTAAGTGATCCCTTAAAGTATTTGCTAGGGCAGAAGGACGCGGAGCGTGTTCTCAAAGGCATTAGGCCTCCAAAGAACGCAACCCGCATCCCCCTTCCAGACGTACCGCGTGAGCGGCTCGTCGCCTCTAAGTGGCTCGAAATACAGTTCGGCTGGTTACCGCTTCTCAGCGATATCAAGTCGGGGGCAGAGTTTCTCTCTCTGCAGGCCCTTAATAAGCCTGCGAAGCAACAATGGGTAGTTTACAGAAAGAAGAAAATCGACAAGGCCATCCTTGATTCGATCAATTCCGACTTTTACTTCCAGAGTGCTGAGTGCTTTACCCTTAGAAAGATTGTGTTCCGCGCTACTGAAGATCCTAATACCACAGCCGCTTTCTCTGGGATCCTTGATCCTGAGTTAGTCGCCTGGGAGCTGCTTCCCTACAGCTTTCTTCTCGATTATCTCCTACCAGTAGGTGATTATCTAGAAGCCCGGGCGTTCAGTCAGAGCCTTAAGGGCTCTTTCTTGACGACAACTCTGTCCGGTATTAGCCAGTTCAAACCTATCATGCGAGCTCCCTACAGTGGGTCTTTTGGACCCGTTGCTGGTAGCAAGTTTTCGATGGTTAGAGCTGTTTCCTCCTCGCTTAACGTTCCCTTACCTAAGATAAAGAAGGCTTCTGAAGTCTTCTCGTTCACTAGGCTTGGTAACGTCTTTGCGCTTCTCGGTGTTGCCACAAACGGACGTGGTCTTCCGCGCCGTTAAGCTACATCACAACTTAATAAGGTCTTTATGCCTGCAATTGCAAACATTGTCGCCTTCGATGGCGCTGCAACCCCAACTTCACACACGTTCTTCCCCGAGGATGTTTCGCGCGACGCTAAATCGCAAGAGACGATCGCTTCGTGGAAAGAAGCACTGTCCGGTGTTCCGGATCTTGCCCAGGGCCGTATCCGCCTTACGCGGAAGGTCACTAAGCAAGGCGTGAATGTTGTGAAACTTCGTGTCCAACTCCCTATCCAGGAAGCGATCTCTGGTCAGAACTCAGCTGGCTATACCGCTGCCCAGAAGGTGGCACATATCCCGACTATTGAGATCACCGGCTACTTTCATCCACGCTCGACCATGGCCGAACGTAAGATGATCCGCTATCTTGCCGCGCATATTATGCAGGGCAACTCAGCGACTGAAGCCACGTCTCAGACGGGTCCCAATGCGGATGCCAACGACGTCCTTGTGATGCCTACCTGATCATGAGATCGGTAGTTGTCGCAGTCGTCTCGGCGCTTCTCTTGATATGGTTGGCTAGCGTTATGGGGTTTAAGACCCCTTCGCAGCCAATCATTCTCGAGAACCGCACTGGTTGAGCCACTTTGGCTACAACCTTTTCTCTCATCCTTTATAAATGAGGTATTTATGCTTTATAAAAGCGGTTGTAAATCGAAGGAGAGATCGCCCGGTTTTGACTCACCGGTTGATTTCTTTCTTGGTCCTAATCAAGACCAGTTTAACCTTCTTGCGGAACTAGCCCTCGACTCCCTTTCTGAATGTCACAGCAGTGATGCTGTCACTCTTCGTGGCCTAATTAGCCACCAAGATTGGAAAGGTCTTGTCGATTTTGATCTGAACTACGACGGAATTAGCATCTACGAAGCTAATTGCTGTCGACAGGCTTTGGCATTTTTCACAAAGTGCCCATCACTCCCGATTAGGGTTGATAAAAAGTCTGTTTCTATAGCTCTTTTCAAAAGGAATGAGTTGACCTGTAAGGGAACAAACGATTTCCTAAACGCCTGCTCTGATGGCCATGCAACCATGGACCCTCAGCTAGCTGCCATCATGATGATAGCGGCTAGGAAAATCGCTAGCGTTCTAGGAGACGTCCCTGCCCCTTCGGATCTTGATCTCAGATACGGGCCTGGAGCGACGACACGCACCAAGAAAAAGGATGCTTCGATCCGTAAAAAGATCGAGCAGACATCCTCGTGTAGTGCGAACCTCTTTGCGAACCATCACTGGTTGCTTAGAGAGTCACCTTGTCTCTCCGATTATATGGAGAGCTCTTCTACTAATGTGTTTGTCGAAGACGCAGTAGTAGAGTTCGTACCAAAGAGTGCGAAGATCCTCCGTCCAATAGTGAAAGAACCCCCGCTTAACACGCTTGCGCAGTTAGGCGTGGGAGATTTCATGGCTAGGAGGCTACGCAGAATTGGGATCGATATACGCGATCAGACCCGTAATCAAGAGCTGGCTTGCGCCGGCTCTATTGACGGTTCTTTCGCTACTATCGATCTCTCATCAGCATCTGACCTTATCGCGCGAAATCTCGTAAGAGATCTTCTTCCGGTTGACTGGTTTATTTTCCTTGACAGCTTGAGGAGTTCCTCGGTTGTCTTGGAAGGTCGCCATATTATCCTGGAGAAGTTTTCGTCGATGGGGAACGGCTTTACATTCCCCTTAGAAACGCTCATCTTTTGGGCACTGTCTTCAGCTTCGGCTGGTGACGGCTTTGCCCACGCGTACGGTGATGACATCATCGTGCGCGCTGATGACTTTCGAAGGGTGTGTTTGACGCTCCGTCAGTGCGGGTTTATCGTCAATGACGATAAAACCTACGCATCAGGCCCCTTCAGGGAGTCCTGTGGTGCTGATTTTCTCTCTGGTTCTGATATCCGGCCTTGTTACTTCAAAGAACAAAACTTGAAGTTCCGAGACCTCTTCCGATTCCATAACTTCTTTATCAGAAGCGGACACTTTAGTCGTGCTCAGCACGTCCTAAAGTATATACCATTGGCTCTTAGAACCTTTGGTCCCGATGGCTTCGGCGACGGTCACCTTATCGGTGACTGGGAACCACTTCCGCGCAAGCGAGCGCGAGCTCGCCAATTCGGAGGTTGGTCCTTTGATACTTACGTCG